TCGCTAGGCGCGAGCAATTGTCGGTAAGGGTGGTGAATCTGTGGTTAGAAAAGAGCGAGCAATTGAGGGATGCGCGGGTAGCTGGCCACGAAACGCTAGCTAGTGAGTGCCTCGATATCGCCGACAGCGCCACGAACGAGACCGTAGCCGCGGACCGATTGCGGATCGATACGCGCCGATGGCTGCTCTCCCGCTGGTCTCCCGAACGATACGGTGATGCGAAAACGTCCGGCGATTCTGCCGCTACCGTTGTC